AAAAAAAAACCCCCGGGCGTTTTAAGTCCGGGGGCACAACTCACGTAACCGATGGCACAACGAAAGGAGAAGTAAAACCACCGGTAAGAAGAATTGTAAAGTTTTGGCTGCGGATTGTAAAGTTAAGCCCCGATAATTGTAAAAAAAGAAAATGTGTAATAAAATACACAAAATCGCGGATTCCCCCGCGCAACAGAAAGGGTTTTATTTGATCTTAGATCATTTAGTTTCAGCTGCAGCCGCTGACTTCGCTCCGGAAACACTACCGGACGGGGATTTGTTCGTCCCTGTAAAAGACCTATCTGTAAAAGAAACCATAGATGCGCAGGTAAACACTGCCGACTGGCTCAAATCTATTACCGAAGATGACGACGAGGTACTAGACCGCGCCCAAGAACAACGTGTAGGCGAAGCATTCGGTGCGCTAATCACGCAAAGCCCTGATACAAAAGAAAGATTCCTAGAGCTTGAGCTCCCAGAAGAAGTAAAGTCTGCCGTTTCCATGGTGACTGCCTATCAATGGAAGTTTGTAGAGCAAGCACAAGAGCTACGAAGCATGAGCGTAGCCAAGATTGTTAAAGAAACCGACCACCCAGATGCAAGAATACGCTTAAAGGCGTTGGAATTGTTGGGAAAAGTCACAGAAGTTGCCCTGTTTACGGACAGAGTTGAAGTTAAGAAGACTGAACTAAGTGATGAAGAGTTGGAAAAACAAATTAAAAAGAAACTTGAGAAGTACATGGGCGTGGTTGAGGTAACTGAGATTAAAGAAGAAGACATTGAGGACGTGGGAATAGTGAAAGTCATCAAAGCTGAGCCCCGCGACGAATGAAAACAGAAAGTCTAAGCCCAGAAGAAGCAATGGCTGCCAGAATGGCACTAAAAGATATGACGACTGTGGAAAAAGCGGCTTTCCTAGAAGAATTAAACGAAAAAGAACGCCGTGCCCAGCTAAAAAAAGCACAAGACGACCCAATTGAGTTTGCCAAGTACGTGTATCCGGGTTTCAAAGTGGGGCCCCACCACCGCAAGCTAGCTAAAATCTTCGAGGACGTCATTGCGGGGAAGAAAAAGCGCGTAATCATAAACATTGCACCACGTATGGGCAAATCAGAATTTTCGTCCTACCTCTTTCCGGCATACTTCCTAGGTAAATACCCTGACAAAAAGATTATTATGGCGACCCACACTGCTGGCTTGTCAGAAGACTTTGGTCGTAGGGTACGAAACCTAATTGATGGAGAAGATTACCATGAAGTATTTCCCGGAACCGTTGTTGCTGATGATCAAAAAGCCGCTGGTAAGTGGAGTACTGGTGCCGGCGGCCAGTATTATGCTGTGGGTGTCGGGGGTGCTCTTGCCGGACGAGGCGCTGACCTTTTTGTTATTGACGACCCTCACTCTGAGCAAGATATAAAAGCAAACAGCCGAGCCACGTTTGATAATGCGTGGTCTTGGTTTCAGACTGGCCCGTTGCAGCGTTTGATGCCGGGTGGTGCGATTATTGTCATTATGACAAGGTGGTCGCTTGTTGATTTGACTGGCCGGTTGGTGAACTTCACCATACAAAATCCCGAAGCAGAACCATGGGAGGTAGTAGAGCTGCCAGCCATCATGCCAAACGGGAAAAGTCTGTGGCCTGAGCAGTGGCCTCTAGAACAGTTAGAAGCTAAAAGACTTCAGATGGACCCACGGTACTGGAACGCCCAGTACATGCAGAACCCCACCGGGGATACAAGCGCCCTGATAAAACGAAGCGACTGGAAAATCTGGGAACACGAAGACCCACCGACAGTCGAGTACGTCATCCAGTCTTGGGATACGGCGTTTGAAACAAAAACCACATCTGACTATTCCGCATGCACAACATGGGGGGTTTGGTACAACGAAGAAGATAACAATTCACCCAATCTAATTTTGTTAGATGCGTTCAAAGACCGGATGGCGTTCCCAGAATTAAAGGCTGTTGCACTGAAGCATTATCAAGAATGGAAACCAGATGCGTGTATCATTGAGAAAAAAGCGTCGGGTGGCCCGTTAATACAAGAGCTGCGCAGAATGGGGATTCCGATTCAAGAGTTTACACCTAGCCGTGGCAACGATAAAATAGCTAGACTTAATGCGGTTTCTGACTTATTTGCGTCCGGCCGTGTTTGGATACCGGATAGGCGTTGGGCTAAAGACGTTGTGGAAGAAGTAGCAGCATTCCCTGTAGGCGAGCACGATGACTATGTGGATACGACAACGCAAGCATTACTGCGCTATAGACAGGGCGGATTTGTTAATTTAAATACGGACGAGCAAGACGACTTGACGTACAAGTATAGAAGAAGAGCAGCATACTACTAAGGAATAAAGATGGCAATTGATAAGGGTTTATACCAAGCACCAAAGGGTATTCAAGAACTGGCAGACAACATGGAGCCAGATATTACTGTTGAAGTTGAAGACCCAGAAGCCGTGCATATCAATGCCGATGGCTTTGAGTTAGATATTGAAAAGATGGACGAAGAAGATGGTTCGCCAGAATTTAACGCCAACTTAGCTGAAGACATGGATGAAGGGGAACTGACTTCCCTAGCAGCAGAATTAGCACACGATATTGATAACGATTTAAACTCCCGCAAAGATTGGGAGAAGATGTATAAAGACGGTATTACTCTGCTTGGCTTGAAGTTTGAAGAAAGAGTAGAACCATGGGACGGCGCTTGTGGCGTGTTCCATCCGATGATTACCGAAGCCGTGGTGCGTTTTCAAGCTGAAGCAATCATGGAGACTTTTCCTGCAGCTGGTCCAGTACGTACCCAGATTATCGGTAAAGAGACTCGTGACAAAGTAGAAGCAGCGCAACGTGTTGAGCAAGATATGAACTATCAGCTCACAGAAAAAATGCCTGAGTTCCGTAACGAGCATGAAAGAATGCTGTGGAATTTACCATCTGCCGGTTCCGCATTTAAGAAAGTCTACTACGATCCAAACTTAGGTCGTCAAGTTTCTATCTTTATTCCAGCAGAAGACATCATGCTCCCATACGGAGCTAGTGAAATTGCGTCATGCCATCGTGTAACACATCGCATGCGCAAGACAAAGAATGACCTGATTAAACTTCAGAACGCTGGGTTCTACCGTGACATTGAGTTAGGTGAGCCAGAAAAGTTTCAAACAGAAATTCAGGAGAAGAAAGACAAAGAGACCGGGTTTACGGCAACGTATGATGACCGCTTTGAGTTATATGAAGCGCACGTTGACCTTGATTTACCCGGATATGAAGACTTAGGGGATGACGGCGAACCAACAGGTATTGCGCTCCCGTACGTCGTAACGATGATTCGAGGTACCAATGAAATTCTTGCAATTCGTAGAAACTGGAAAGAGGAAGATCCGCTCTGCCTTAAACGCCAGCATTTTGTTCATTATCAATATATCCCCGGATATGGAGCTTATGGTTTTGGTCTTTTCCATCTTATTGGTGGTTTTGCTAAGTCCGCAACTTCTATCCTCAGACAGCTGGTTGATGCGGGTACTCTTTCCAATTTACCGGGTGGCTTAAAGTCACGTGGTCTTCGCATTAAAGGCGACGACACGCCAATCGCACCGGGTGAGTTTAGAGACGTTGATGTAGGCTCTGGCACCATTAGAGACAACATCCTCCCGTTGCCATACAAAGAACCATCAGCAGTTTTAGCTGGCTTGATGGATAAAATCATTGAAGAAGGTCGTCGTTTTGCGGCTACTTCCGATATGCAAATCTCTGATATGAGTGCTAACGCACCTGTTGGAACAACGCTTGCAATTCTGGAAAGAACCTTGAAGGTGATGTCTGCCGTTCAAGCTCGAGTACACTACGCCTTAAGACAAGAACTCAAGCTGCTTGCCGGTATTATTAGAGATTACACTGATGATGACTACAACTACCAGCCAGAAAGCGGCGACATCTACGTCAAAAAGTCCGACTACAGTCATGTGGACGTGTTACCTGTATCCGACCCTAATGCGGCCACCTTATCTCAGAGAGTGGTCCAGTACCAAGCTGTTATCCAGTTGGCGCAGAGTGCACCCCAGATTTATAACCTTCCCGAGTTGCACAGGCAGATGCTTGACGTTCTTGGAATTAAAAACGCCGACAAATTGGTGCCTTTGGAGGATGACCAAAAGCCAAAAGACCCAGTTACAGAAAATATGAACGTGCTAAAGGGCACTCCACTCAAGGCATTTATTTTCCAAGACCACGAAGCGCATATTGCTGTTCATCAATCTATGATGACAGACCCAATCGTTCAACAGCTTATCGGCCAAAACCCACAAGCAAACATGATTGTTCAAGCGCTTCAGTCTCACCTTGCTGAACACGTTGGCTTTGCATACCGTCAAAAAATCGAAGAGCGTTTGGGTATTGCCCTACCTTCTCCAGATGATGAGATGCCAGAAGCAATGGAAAAAGAAGTTAGCCGTCTCATGGCTCAAGCTGCTCCACAAGTATTGGCACAAAGCAAAGCGCTCATGGCTCAACAACAAGCTCAGCAAAACGCACAAGACCCTGTACTACAGATGCAAATGCAAGAACTCCAGCTCAAGAAGCAGGATGTCGACGCTAAAGCACAGAAAGTTCAGAGCGATGCACAAGCTAAAGCACAAGAGTTGCAGCTCAAACAAATGGAATACCAACTCAAGAAACTTGAAGTTGAAGCCAAGATTAAGCAAGATGGTATGAAAGCTGGCGCTGAAGTAGCGGTTAAGAAAGCTCAAATTACCGAAGGCTTGGCTCGCTCCAAGGAAGCAGGTATGCGTGTTAAACAAGACGGCTTAGCATTAGGTGCCGACATAGCAATGAAACGATTACAGTCCAAAAAACCTAAAGGAGAATAATCCAAGTGATTGACCTACTAACGGCTGATTTCATAGCCGCCATGCGTGACAAGTTGCGCACAGATATGAATAACTACACTGACGATTTGGCAAATGGTCAGTGCACAAGTTTTGAGCAGTACAAAGAGCTCTGCGGCGTGATTCGAGGCCTAGCGTTTGCAGAGCGCCACTTACTTGACCTCGCTGAGTATTTACAGAAAGAAGATGACGATGAGTGATACCATCGCTTTACCCTCACAGGAGTTAATCCTCCCACCGGGCGTAGTACCAACGAAAGCCAATGCACCGACTGAAGAAGAGTTGGAAAACATGGACGCTATCGAAAAAGCAACGCAAATGCCGCAGCCATCAGGACATAAGATTCTTTGTGCCTTGGTAGATGCAACCGATAAGTTCGACAGTGGGATTCTTAAAGCGGATGAAACAAAAATGGTTGAGGAATTAACTTCCCCAGTCTTGTTTGTTATTCGCCTAGGTGTCTCAGCGTATAAAGATAAAGATCGTTTTCCTGACGGGCCTTGGTGCCAAGAAGGTGATTTTATTTTGACCCGCCCGTATACCGGCACTCGAATCAAGATTCACGGCAAGGAATTTCGCATTATCAACGACGACCAAGTCGACGGTACTGTGATGGACCCCCGTGGCATTTCCCGCGTTTAATAAGGAGCTACCATGGCTGAACAATTTCAATTTCCAGATGAAGCAGGCACCGACGGTGCTGAGTTTAAGGAAGAGTTACACGTAACAACAGAAGGCGATGAGGCCGAAATTGTTATCGAAGACGATACTCCTGAACGTGACCGTAGAGCGCAACCACTAGATCGTGAAGTCCAAGACCCTTCAGACGAAGAGATTGAGGGCTACACTAAAGGTGTCCAATCAAGAATCAAAGAACTAACCCACGCACGTCACGATGAGCGTCGGGCTAAAGAAGCAGTGTTACGTGAGAAGCAAGAACTCGAGCGTTTAACAAAGCAGATTCTTGAAGAGAACCGCAGACTTAAAGAGCGTGTAAATACCGGCGAGTCTAATCATGCCGAAGTATTAAAAGCAAAAGCTGAAGCTGACATGGAGATGGCACGTCGCCGCTACAAAGAAGCTGAAGAATCCTATGATGCTGATGCAAAGTTGGAAGCCCAAGAAGCATTGACCGAAGCTAAGATGCGTTTAGAAGCGGTGAAAAATTTTAGGCCTACCCCTTTACAAACAACTGAAAAGGATGTAACAATACAACCAACAGCACAAGCTGTCCCAAAACCAGACGAAAGAACCCTGCGCTGGCAGGCAAAAAACCAGTGGTTTGGACAACCGGGATATGAAGAGTTGACAGCCTTCGCGCTTGGACTGCACCAAAAGCTTGTCTCTACGGGTATTGACCCGCGCAGTGATGATTACTTCGAGAGAATCGACTCTCGCTTAAAGACGGTATTCCCAGAAGTTTTTGAAGAAGCCGCTAGCCAAAAAACGGAACCTGCTAAAAAGCCTGCAACAGTTGTGGCTTCAGCTTCTCGTTCAACGGGAGCGAAGAAGTCCGTAACGCTCACAAAATCCCAAGCAGCTTTGGCTGACAAACTTGGAATCCCACGTGAATTGTATGCTAAGGAATTTTTAAAACAGGAGGCCCGCAATGGCTAATAGTCGTACACCCCGTGAAATTGACACACGTGAAAAAAGTCAAGCTCGTGCAGTTTATCAACCTGCAGCAACTTTACCTACCCCAGCTCCCCAAGACGGATATATGTTCCACTGGGTAGCTACCCATGTGAATGGTCAAGCCGTTCCAACAAACGTGTCACAAAAGTTCCGTGACGGTTACGAGCCTTGCAAGGCGGCGGACCACCCAGAACTGATGTTACCGGGGAATGCGGAAGGTAACATTGAAGTAGGCGGATTGATGCTCTGTAAGATTCTTGAAGAGCGTTACCATGCACGAAAAGAGTATTACGAGAAGCAAGCACAAGACCAAATGAATTCGGTGGATAACCATTTCATGCGGAATAACGATGCCCGTATGCCATTATTCTCAGAGCGTAAAAGCACTGTGAGCCGTGGTAGCGGGTTTGGAAACGGTTCAAAATAAATAGGAGCTTTTTATGAGCACAGTATCGGCCCCGTACGGGCTTAAACCGATTAGTTTGATCGGCGGTCAATCCTTTACTGGCGGAACAATCCGTGAGTATTTGTTGACTACAAACAATACAGCGCCAATCTACACCGGCGACTTAGTGCAGTTAGGTGCATCCGTAGCAGGACAACCTACTGTTGTTACAGCAACCCCAACTACTAGCACTGCTGGTATCGCTGGTGTTTGCGTTGGCGTTCGCTATCAGTTATCTGGTCAGCAACTTGGCTATCCTTTGTATGCAGAGTATTTACCTGCAAACGCTGTGAC